AGCTCCAGTTGCCGACCACCTGAGACATCGTGACGGCACCGTCCACCGCAGCGAAGTTGAGCTGGATGAAGTTGATGCTGTGGTTCGGACGCACGTAGATCGAACCGACGAACTTGTTCGAAGCGACCACGGCGGCGTCGTTGTTGTTCTCGTCGCACTGAACGTAGAATTCGGTCAGACCACGCTTGCCCTGGATGTCGAGCAGGAACGGATTGATCGAGTTGCGGAAGCGAGCCTGGGTCCAGGCGTCGTTGAACTCGAACATGTAGTTCCGGGACATCTTCGCGATCGTCTTCTCCAGGAGGATGAAGAGACGGCGGATGCCGATCTGTCCGAACGGAGAGGCCGCAACCAGACCGGTCTTGTCGCCGTACAGGACGGTACCCTGGTCGATCAGGGTCACGACCGGGTTGACGGTCGCCGGGTACAGGTTGTCGCGATCGGTCTTGCCCGGATTGTAGGCGAGCTTGACCACGTTCTTGAGCTGGCCACGGTTGGTACCGGCCGGCGACCACCACTCATCGTTGGTGGCGTCAACACGGGCAGCGAGGCCGGCGATGTGACCGCACAGCGGAACCCAACGGTACACGTTGTTGTAACGATCGTACTGATAGGCGTAGCCGGAGTCGGTGAAGCGGTAGCTGGACTGACGCAGCGAACGGACGTAGTTCAGAACGTCGCGACGCTCGTTGCCGACGTTGTTGACCACATCGGTCTTGTCGGGGCTGTTGAAGACCACGACATCCTTGCGGACCTCGGCAATGTTGTCGATCACGTAGTTCGTGAGCTGCTCGTAGTTCGTGCCGCCGCGGTTCTTGCCGACGATGACGAGATCGATGTCGATTTTCTCGGGATCGGCGTAGAAGTCGAAGGCGGTCGCGACCGCAGCGAGGCTGACGGTGGACTCGTCGGCACCATCCGCACCACCGGTGAGCGCGATGCTCAGCGGAGCGGTCGTGGTCGCCGGCGCAACGGTGAGGGCGGAACCCGAAACCGCATCCGCATTGTCGTTGCCGTAGCGGATGTACTGTGAGTTCTGGTTGATGACCGCAGCGACGTAGTTGTTGTCGCCGTTCAGCGAGACGGCATCCGTCGCACGGGACAGGTTGCGGTAGGCTTCGAGGACGGTACCCGGAACGCCGGTGAAGACACCGCCTTCATCGACCACAACGAGATGCATTTCGTCGTTGACCGACGTGTTGCCGGTCTTTTCGTAGACCCAGGCCGAGGTACCGAGATCGCGGCCGATCTGGTCGTAGAACTCCCAGAAACGGGTGACTTCGGTGTTCGAGGACCAAGCGGTGTGGGTGCTCAGAGCCTGATCGAAGCTGATCGTGAGGACGATCGAGCCGACCGAGGAGTTGCCCTGGGCCGCACCCAGCGTCAGATTGGTGATGTGGAACTTCTGCTCACCCGTGGTCGTGTTGCCGACCAGGAGCTGGTCGCCGACAGCGAACTGATCGAGAAGCTGGTTGCCCAGGGTGTTCGCGGTGTTGGAGTCCGCAGCGCCGGCGATCGTGATCGTGGCGGTGTTCGAACCGACCGTGGTCGCGAGGACGGTGTTCGCGGTATAGGACGCGAGATTGATGGTGGAGGTGTAGTCGGACTGGCGGTAGACGGCGGCGACACGGAGCGAGTCACCGGCCTTGCCGGCGTGGCGGGCCAGGAAAGCGACGTTGTTCGGGAAACCGGTCTCGGCCTTGATCGAGAAGTCGGTATCGTTCTTGATCGTGCAGAGCATCGCCTGGTTGGCGTTCAGCGTGCCCGTGAAGAGGGCGACCGAGCCGAGCACCGAGACCGAGCCGTTGGCCGAAGACGTATCGGCACCACGGGTGATGTACTGGCCGGAGGCGTAGGGGAAGAAGTTGGCGGCCGAGAACCACGTCTCGGCGTTGAAATTGGACGGACCGAGAACGCGGGCGACCATATCCTTCTCGTCGGAAACGAGCATGGGTTCGTTGATCGGACCCCAACGGTACACGCCGGCGCTCGCCGCGATCGAGGCCGAAACCTGCGGGATAGCGGTCAGGAGCTGATATTCGGAAACGTTAATTCCGGGCGAAAGAAACTGGACCATTGTGCCTCCTTGGCGGGGGTTCTTCTATTTTCTAAGAATTCTTCTTAGTATTTAGGTGTCCCTCCCCCTTAAGGGCCGTCCAGTCCATCGTCGTTGAAGTGACCGAGCATCCGTTCGTATGCTTCCATCTTGTCGGAGTCCGGTTCGGGATCGTCCGGATCTGGGCCACCGAGGAGCCAGCTCGTACCAGACATTGAGTAACCGCCGTCGTCGACTTCTTCCACTTCCTGGTAGAAGTTGGCGGCCGAGATCCCCACCGGCCCGAGTTCGTTCTCGATCCGCTCCGCATTCATGGCGGCGATGGACCGGCGAACGTCAACGTTGGTCATGTCCTTGATGTAGGGCTGATCGACCAGCCAGCCGAACATCACCAGGCACATCGCCAGATCGTCGTGGTGCGGCGGCTCTGCGGCGTAAGACTTCTTGATCTGGACGAACCGGGTCAGTTCGTCGATCGTCACTTCGTCGTTGATGACGAGACGATCGGATTCGACGACCGACTTCAGATTGGAGCAACCGATCCGCTTCGTGAGCGGGGTCATCTGCATACCGACACGGGACCGGGCGGCGTAGTTGCCGGCGGCCTGCTGGCCCCGCTGCGCGACCGTGGTGGTCATCACCAGATTTTCGTAGTCGTAGTCGTCCTGGAGAGCGATACCGAGATTGCCGCCGAAGTTGGTCTCGACCAGTACCAGAGCGTTGTTGTATGTCCGGGCCATGTTGTAGATGACGCCGGGGAAGGCCATCGGATCGATCTCGTTGCACCGGTACATCGCGACGGTACGGTGCGGCTCCATCGTGACATCGAACACGATCATGGCGGAGTAATCCTGGCCAAGACCTTCGCTGACATCGACCGTGATGGCGTAGTGGTGGCCCTTCTCAGGCTCCTTATAGGTCCAGGTCGTCATCTCCTTATTGATGTGGAGCGGACTGTCGGCACTGAGCGTCGCCAGCTTGTGGCCGCTGATGAGGGTCGAAGACGATCCCAGGAATTCGGCCGCATACTCCTGGTCGAAGTGGACCTGACCGGATTCCTTGATGACCTTCTGTTTGAAGGCTTCGTCACGGCCCGGAACGTCGTTCCACTTGATTTCGACGTGGGCGTAACCGTTCCATTTCTCAGGATCCGTGGTGGTCGCGTCCTTCCACATCCGATAGAAGGTGTTGAGACCCTTCGGGGTGGAGGTGATGAAGAGTTTGGCACCCTTGCCGGAGCTGATGGTCGGGAAGACCGACTCCATGAAGCCCTTGGCCATGTGGGACGGCACGAACGCGAACTCGTCGAGATAGACCAGATCGTAGGTGTCACCACGGCCGGCGCTCTCCGAGGTGGCGACGGCGCGGATGAAGGAGCCGTTCTCGAGAAGGACTTCCTTTTTGTTCCAGCCACCGTCCTTGATGCCGTGCTGGAGCCAGGGCGGCAGCAGCTCGAACATCTTCTTGAAGAGGGACAGAACGTCCTGCGCCTTCTTCTGGTTGTTGGCGGCGACCAGGATGTTGAAGTTTTCGTGGAAGATGGCATGCCAGAGCAGGATGGCGGTCACGCAGACGGTCTTACCGCACTGACGGGGGAGCTTCACGATCACCCGGTCGTCGGTCAGGAACTTCTCGATCATCTCCCGTTGATAGAAACGGATCTTGAACGGCTGGAGCTTGGACTCGCCGTTCACCTTGATCTTGACGTAGTTCTCAACGAAGTAGATCGGATCAGTCTTGCACTTGACGTATTCTTCAAGCTGCTGATGCGTCCACTCGATTTTGACGCCTTCGCGGCGGATGTTCGGGTTGCCGAAGGCACCGAACTTCTGCCTGATACTGTTAACTTCTGCCATCAGTTGTCGTTTTCACCGGCTCCCTTATCCGGCGGAAGAATCTCGACCTCTTGGATCGGCTTCTTCGATTTCTTTACTCCAGCCATCTGGTTCGTGATCATCTCGAGCACCTCGACCGATGATAACACCAGGGTATTATTTACTGTTTTCGGTCCTTCGACGGATTGCGCCGGCGTGGTACCCGTCAGATCCTTGTTCTTCTTCTGAAGCTCGAGGAGGTCGGCATACCCTTCCATCGTCGTCTTCAGCATGGCGTTGAACACTTCGTACGCACGGGGGCTTTGGGACGTACGGGCGATAGTGGCCTGTTCCGCCAGGGCGGTTTCGGCCAGACCGAGGACGCGGTGGAGGCCGGTACGGGCGGTATTGAAGTCGTTGCCGTCCGCCGCAGGGATCACCTCGATCTTGACGACAGGCTTCGCCGGAAGGTCCAGGGCGGCCTCCAATGGGTTCTTTTCGGACGGCTGAGTGATGTACTCGACGATACCCTTGTCGGCTTCGCCGGGGTCGTCCAAGTTCATGAAAACACTCAGCTCTTCATCGATATCGTTCTTTTTGCTCATATTTCTAACCGGACGGGAAGGAAACTAAAACGGGTTCCCTTCCATTCTGTTGTCATACCTTACGTGTTGGCTTCGAGGTGGCCGGCGATGTAGGTCACGAACCCGTAATCATCGTATGGCTCGACTTGGTTCCAGGGGACCGCGATCTCGGCATTCGATGTCGGCTGGCCGTTGGCCGTGAGACCGGCATTGACGGTGACCCGATCGATCATCGGAGAGGAACCGACCCCTTCCATGAGGGTATTGGAAGTCGGGGAGTAGAGACCGACATCGACAAACTTGATGATCGCCGACTTCCGCAGCGGTCCATAGAGGTAGCCGCGAAGGACGAACCGGATGGTCCAGATCAGGTAGCGGCGGTCGGTGGGGGCGCTATCGAAGCTGTCCGTGAGATCCGGCTCGCCGCCCATCTCGATGTAGAGGTCGTGGTTGCCGGCCGCACCGAGGTCGGGCACCAGATTGGCATTGACGCTGAAGTTCGAGGCGAAGAATGGCAGAATCTGCTCCACAATCTTCATGCCGTCGCTCATGTTGCCGAAGTAGACATGGAGATCGAAGAAGAAGTTCCACGGAATAGGGACGTGGACGCTCGTGACACCCGTGGTGTTCGGGACGTGTCGGGCGATATTCTGTACCGGGTTGATCATACGCTGATTATCCCGGCCGGCTCGAACCAACTGGAAGCTCAGGACCGGTAACGTCACCGCCGCCTGTTTCGTGAGATTGGGATCACCCTTCAGAAGGGCGACCACCTTCTCCTTCGGCGCATATTTCAGCGGTACCCGAAGATCCTGGGAGACGGTACCGTCTTCCTCAAAGCGCTGGATCCGTAGATCATTGAAGAGAGCGGCGAAGCAGACGGTCTGCTTCCTGATCAGATCGTGGAAAAACGGTTCATGCCCGAGCATCAGGGATTCGCCTTGTTGCCTTCGAGACGGAAGGAACCCATCTTGACCATTCGCGGACCCTCAGCGGTGATCGAATAGTCGATGACGCCGACATCGGCCGGCGAACTATCCCATGTCACCGTCCAACCCTCGACGGTATCGATCATATCCATCGTTTCCGAGGTGAGGACGCGGTTGACATAGTAGGCGAACGTGATCGTGGCGCTCGACGGCTGCGCCGGCTCACCAAGACTGTCCTGAAAAGTCACGGTGATCGAAATCGGGTTACCCTTGGTCAAATCAGTCTGAATCTGAGCCATTTATCCTCTCTCGACGGTCACATCGGCATCTGTCATCGTCATATTTACCTTGGCGCGGTTGGTCCGAATTACGACATCGGCGTCGGGCGATCGCATCTGGACCTTGACGATAGGCACCGTGATCTTGACGACGCCATCGGGAGACCGCATCCAGATCTCCTTGAGGCGGAATTTGCCGTTGACGATGTTGACGGTCGGGATGCCGGGAAGGACGCCGGCTTCGACGCCGACGAATTCGAAACCGTCATCGCTCGCGAAAGTCAGGCCGATGATCGCGTCGGCCACCACTCCGGTCAGGAAGGTATCGAGCTTGCTCTGGCCCAGTTGACCCAAGATCGTCTGGGCGGATAGACCCAGGAGACGCGTGAGGTTCTCGGGGGTGAGGTGTTCGGTCTCGACGGCCGTCGTGACTCCGGACAGACCGGTATCCAATGATCCCTGAGGCATCAGACCGGCCGACACCTGGGCGGACAGACCAGTAAGATAGGCGATGTCTTCCGCAGTGAGATGCTCGGTATCGACAGCCGACGAAACGCCGGTTACCCCGAAGTCGGCGTATGGCTCTGACAAACTGCCAACGATGGCGCTGGCGACGAGACCGACCAGATGACTGTCGATGGTGGTGTTGATGAGGGTCGTATGGGTGTTGGCGGAGACACCGATGATCGACTTATCGATGAACGGGTTGGCGATGAGACCTGGCCTCACCGCGATCGCGATGCCATGTCCGATGTTGTTGTTGCCCTGCGCGGAGAACGCCGCTTCCTGGATACCGTAGTGGTAGCGCTCGGGATGGCCGACGTAATCGCCGAACTGGAAGGCGGTGATGGTACTGTCCGTCGCGGTCAGCTTCAGGAAACCATATTCATTGGTCGCTACGATGCGGTTCTGCCATTTGGTCGGCGTGAGCTGAGCCATATGGACGTTCCACTTCGACACGAAGGTGTCGAGATCGTCATCAGCATTGATAAGCGGACCTTCGGAGTGGATCGCGTTGGCTTGGCTCGGAAGACCGAAGTTGACGCCGGCGAAGTCGTCACCGGGAAGTTCGGTGATCGAGAAAGCCATGGCCTGGGAGATCAGGAAGCCGCGATCGTTGCTGGGATACTCTGCCAGGATGAATTGTGATTGAATCGTCCGCGACGGGAGTTCCGGCCGAATTACGATACCGTAGTTGCCGACGAAGGTGTTGGCGAACGCTCCGACGATATCCCTCTGGAAGGGCGATAGACCCATCTGACCCAGATTGATGTTGGCCGATACCGAAACCGGATTCGACTGGCGCATGCCATTGATGTTGCCGATGATGACTTGTGCGGTGACAGCTTCTCCCGGTGGATTTCTTGGGAATTCGAAGCCTACGGTCGATGCTGCGATGACGAGACCAGACAGAGATTTCTGATCGACACCGATCACATTGCCGGCGCTGACTGCGGCCGAGACGGTCTGGTCGTATGTCGTATACGTAGGGGTATAGACTTGGTTAGCCGGAATACCGTACCAAGCGAACCCGTCAGGACCGGTGAAACCGAAATATTCGACTAGGGTGTCCGTAGCCGTGAATCGGAGATTTCCTCCGAAATTCGATGCGACGACGCGACTAGTGATCGGGGAGGGCCATGTTGCCGCCTGGGTGTTGAAGTTGGCGACATAAGTGTTCACGTCCTCACTGAATGACACCGACACCATCGGCGGAGTGTACACGGTCGCGCTGCCAACGAGCTTCATCGTAAAGGGGTTGCCGCCGGCATGACCAGATGTCGGCAAAGTACCCGTCACGGTCGCCGGCGCTGTCGCGACAGTCTGATAGAGATATGCATCATCAGAAGCCCTGAGAATGCCTGCGGACATACCGGCGGAGACACCGGAGAATACAGTTGACGCGTCAGTATTGAAATCCTCTCTAGCGAGAGGACCAATACCAAGTGGTCCGTTTCCGAGCATGGATCACCTCACGATCCGGCGCGAATCATGGTATAAACATCTGGAAGACCGCCACCGGCCTCAACTACTTCCTCGGTCGAATAGATGTCGAAGACGTCCGACGCGTAAGCCGCCTCGACCTCGTCTTTTTGGGACGGCGCATGAGTGGCATAGATGGTGTTGAGCATTCCGCGACGGATGACGAACAATGTAATCATTAGGTCACGCTGATGTAGCCGTTGTTGTTGCCGACCACGTTATTCGCCGGCGATGAGGTACCCCAGGAGTTACCGGCCGTGGACGTGAAAGTAGAATTGTTTTTACAGAACACGTCGGTACCGTTTCCCCATGACGAGCCGATGAACATGGAGAGGTTCGATCCATAGGCTGAATACCATCCAATTCCTACATTTCCTGCGGAAAGGGAGAGGAGGGATTGTGTTTGAATATTATGGGAAAGAACGACACGTCCGCTGGGTCCGGAATAGAAACCTCCATTCGTCTGACACCCCGTGGTGATGACACCCATGATCGTGATAGAACACGAAGGTTGTGACACCATCCCCCATGAACCGCAGCCCGAAACCACAAACGAGCCGTGAACATCACTGGCGTCGTTCTGGATACCGAGATAGAAGCCGTTCACGAAGATCGCGTGGGTCCAGTCGGCATTTTCGCCGTAAACGTCGTCGTAGAGGGCGACATTCAATTCGGAATCGTTCGAGGTTCGGATTCCGACTTCGGTTCCAGTCAGAGATCCCACTGCGGTAGTACAAGTGAAACCGATACCCCGGAAGATCGGACTTTTTGCTCGGGTCATCGTCACGCACTTCGTCGCGTTCGTGAAACGGACCGGAGGCTTGAAGATCCTGAGATCGGTCGGGAGCGTCGGTGTGATGAATCCGCCGGCGGTCCAGGCGATGTTACATGTGTTGTTGATCGTGATCTGTCCGTTGGCGGCAACACCCGTCACCTTCCAATAACCATAGACGCCAGCAACGTTGGCGTTGGTCGGAACGGTGTTAGGAACGATACAGATGTAATCGTTGACAGCGACACCCATGGCGGTCGTGTCTGCCGGGTTCATCGGAATAGACAACGACCAGTTCTTGAGAGAACCAGACGTAAAGACACCGGCAGCCACGTTTGCCGGATATGTGGTCGGCATGATGGCGGGCTGAATATTGACCCAACGCATGTCTTCCTGGACGAAGTTGAGTTGTTCGGTGTAGGTACCGTTCGCGATCAGGATGAACGCCTGAACCTGCTGCTTCCGATGGGTGTTTCGGAGGAAATCCAAGGCCTGGTTGACGGTGGCAAAGTCAGCGGGAACATTGATCGTGACGTTCGAGGACAGCATCACGTCTTCGGCAACGACAGTGGCCGAAACCAGGGCATTGTTGCTGAACGTGATTGCGGCGTTCGAATTGGTCGAGATCAGAACCTTGCGGCCGACCGTGTTATTGGCGGACGAATAGAGACCACGACCGACCTCGGTGTTGGCACCCTCCGAGATCGAATAGGAGATGTAGTCGCCAGTTACTGCGCCAGAACCGGCGAACGACACGAAGCCTGGGTAGGCAGTACCGAGTCCGATCACCGTTGAGTTCGAGGCTGCCGAGTTGGCGTAGACCTTCGTGATATTAAAGAGCTTCGCCATATCGAAGCGATCTCCTTACGTAATGCGAAGGATCGCGTTGTTCACGTCGTAGGTCGGCATGTTGACCGTCAGGGTGCCGTTGGTCACCTTCTGCTCGCCGCCGAAGTCATGGAGGCTGATCGCACGGCCGCCACCGGTGAGACGGGCGCTCGAGTTGTAGATCAAGCATCCCGACACGTCGATCGTGGCCGATGTCCAGGACGGATTCGGGGAATACGACATGATGGCCGTGGTACCCGAGGGATTGGACGGACCCTGCTGGTTGATCTGGAGACCACCGGCCACATAACCGGTACCGGACGCCTCGTCGGAGTTGCCGGTGACCTGGGAGTAGTTCGTGGTGTTGGCACCGTAGACGCCGGAGTGTCCGAACTTGATCAGGGCCATCTTGACGGTATCGCCCGCAAAAGTGAGGGTGACGCCGGCACCGGTACCAGTCGCCGCAGCGCTGATCACGATCGAGGTGGCGGTCGGGATCGAGACGACGGTGGCACCAGCCGGAATGTTGGTACCGCTGACGGACATGCCGACAGCCACGTTAGCCGTCGAGGAAAGTCCCGAAACGGTCGTATTGGAGTTGGTATTGCCGGTGGCCGTGAAGGTCTGCTGAAGGCAGTGTCCGGCCTGGAGCATTTCGACCTTGAAACTCGTCGCCATTGCGGTCGTGATCGTCATTTCGTTGTCCTTTTCTTATTCTTGACGAACGAGTCGTTGGTTATCGGTTATTACGAAATTCGGTGCAGTGCGGGCAGTTCGGGTGTTGATCCGCATGCCAGGACCGTTCGGTCCAGATGGAAGTGGCGAAATGGTTGCCGATCGACTGGCGGAAGACGGCCTGGACTTCGGGATTGTTGAACCAGTCCTTGAACAGGGTGTCCTGGGCGGCGGCGACGATCTTGGCCAGGGTATCGTCAACCACGGATCCCGGAGCGATCTCCGTGTTGACATGCTGGTTGCCGACTTCGGCGATCGTGGCGTTCTCGTCGGTTTTGACGCCGGCGTGAGCGGCTTCGAGGATGTCGAGAATGCGGAGTTCCAGCTTCCGGCCCTCGATCGCCTGTAGGCTGGCCGAATCGGCGGCAATCTGGATGATCTCGGCAGCGGTGACGGCCGCCCACTTCTCTGCCGAATGGGTGCCACCGTTGGTGATCATGATGCCGACTTGCATGTGGGAAATCCTCCGAAACTCTGTTGATATTTATCTATTGGGTATTTAGAGGGTCAGTATTTGCCCTCGGAGAACGGGTCGTGTTCCGAGAAGTCCAGGAGACCGTTGTCGGCCTCCAGTTCGAACTGCAGCCCGTCGTCCGCCGCACTCTGCGTCATGATGTCGAAACCTTCGGGCATCAGGTAGGTGACGCCATCCTCCAGGAGGATCGGGGAGCCATCCGCCCATTTCAGGGAGTTGTAGATCAGATCCTCGGACAGGTTCTCTTCGAGGCTGTCGATCTCCTTGATACCCGTGTTCATGTGCTGGCCCTTGTACTCGATGAGCTGGCACGTCAGATCCTGGGTGTAGAGGTTCCCGAGCTGGTAGAACATCGAGTAGGGATCGACATAGGTGATCTCGAAGCACTTATTGTTGAGCGGGAAATAGATCCAATCGCCCTGCCTGGCCCTGGTGAAGTCGTAGCCCATGCCCTTGACCGCATCACGGAAGGCGGCGATCGAGATCGTGAAGAGCACCTGATCCCGGATCTCGATGCCGGCGAACTTGGAGAGCAACGTACCCTGGCCGCCCATGGTATCGAACGACTTGATGTAGATCTCAAGCGGGATGGCATCATCGAAATAGGCCTGATCGTCCTCGCCGTAGATCTGGTCCGGGTTCTTGGACTTGCGAGGAAGATAGTACATGTCCTCGCCCTTCATCTGGATCGCTTCGCGGTGAAGCGACTCCAAGAAGCCTTGGGCCTTTACGTTGTTGTACTTGTTGATCTTGATCTTGGTTGCCACGGCTTATCCGATCAGGGTGCCCACCGGCAGGGTACCGTCCTTGATCTCCTCCTCGGCCTCCGCGATCTCCTTCTCGGCCTGAGCCAGAATGCGGTCGGTGCTGAAATCGACGTTGCCGGCCATCTTGATGCCGTCATGCTTCTGCCAGTTCGCCGCCCACTGCTTCTTGATGTAGCCGCACGCCAGCTTCTGGAGCAGACGGTTCGACCAAGCCTTGGTATAGACATCGGGATCGATGACCTGGTGACACTTCACCAGGATGTAGGTACCGGGAACGATACGGTTCTGGTCCATATCGATGTGGAGCTTGCCCTCATAGCGGTTGTAGCGGATCGGCTGCTTGCCGACGAGGATCTCCTCGATGAGCTGAAGATGCTGGAAGGCCATGACGTAAGGGATCATGCTGCCCGAGCTGAACCAGTTGATGATGTCGGAGGCGACGAACTGGTAGGGGGCATTGAACATGCCACCGCCCATCAGCATCGAGGACATGTCGAAGATATCGACGGCACCGATGATATTGTCGGGCAGCGTGATGTACTTGTTCGCGATGTCGGTGTCCGTCATCTGGTACTTGTAGAAGGTCTCCATCGAGCCTTCGAAGTTGAAGTCCCACCAGAACTGGATGGCATCGTTGATGCGGTCATCGAGCGTCTCGTTGGCGATTTCGATCTCGTAGATGTCGCCGCCGACGCGACGGAGGCAATAGTCCTTGAATTCGTTACGATTGCTGGGCTGTGCCATTAGTTACCTCGGCTCTTGAAATAGGCTACGGCCATGGCGGCGACGATGAGAAACACCAGGACGTAGTTGAGAATCAGATCGATCTTCCGGTTTCCCTTGACGTTAAGGGTCAGCGTGGTGCGGGAGTTCGTCGCCATCCTCACAGCCATCCTCTTTTTCCTTCTCGCGCCGGCGCTTACGCGGACGCCGTTCCTCGCGATCGTCCTCATCATCGTCGGCCTTGAAGGTGTGGTCGATGATCTTGTTCTTCTCCTGCATGCGGGAATAGACGTTGACGCCGACCACCGCGCCCATGGCGATGTGGTAGAGGCCAGAACCCTGGAGGGTGAGGGGGTGCCACTGCTGGAGATCGGTACCGGTATGTCCGGCGAACACGAAGGTCAGAACCGGGCCGATCACGAAGTCAAAAAGACAGACGAACAGGTACTGCCACGCCATGGCAGGACGCCACAGGTTGCGTACCCATGAGGAGAGGTCTTTCTGAATTTCGTCTCGTTTTCCGGCATGCTTGGTCATGCCGGTATTTAGCCTAGACGGAATTATGTGCTGGCGATGTACGCACCGCTGGCCGAGAAGGTGTCGAAGGCCGGCGAGACGGAAATCCCGGTCTTCTCCAGACCGCCGCCGTAGACGAATCCGAGCGTGTCCGCCAAAACGTCGATCGGATTACCCAAGATCGTACAGTCGGGTCCGCCGATGGTGTTCCCGGCAGTAATGGCTCGGGAACCCATACCGCATGCGAGACCCGTTGTCCCGTTGTTACAGATATAGGTGCCAGCGAGGGTGAGCTTGCCACCGAAGATGACATAAATGCCGACAGTGCCGCAGAAATTGATGATACATTTGGTCAGGTAGGCTTCACCGCCGACCTGGATACCAGATTGGTTGACGGCACCCGTGACGGCGACGCCGCCTCGATACCGGCTTCCATTTCCGAACACTTCTACGGCTGCGGGTCCGGCGTAATCGATGGCACCGATGGTTCCGTTGGTATTGGCATCAGCAGAAGCCAACCCGAGAACTTCACCATTGACAATCAAGCCGAGATCCGAGGTACTGGAACCGTCGAGAGTGATATCGGAGAAACCACCGAGCCGACTGCCGCCGCCAACTCCGATGACACCCGAACCGGTCGTCTTCCAGATCGTGGTGGATTTCTTGACGACGCCGCCGACGAAGTTCCCGTTCGGCAGGGGGCCGGGAATGTTCGTCCGAACTGCCACGGTGATCGTGGTCGAATTCGCTACCGCAACGACCCGACGAGGACCGAGATAGGCGTACCAGGAGCCACCGCCACCGCCACCATTGGCGATATCGATGTTGACGATATCGCCGGCATGGAAGCCGGCGCTGTTGGACACGGGGATCGTGGCCCAATACACACCCGAAGAATGGATGGTGGACGTGATGTTGGCCGTCCTCGTCGTCGTCTGGAAACCAGAGGTATCGCCCTGGAGAACGACACGCTCGAGACCACCGAAATCGTAGACATCAGTGAACGTACGGGTTTCGGCCGGAAGCTTGAGGGTGACCACGGCCGGCGGGGTGATGACGACGGTTTTGAAAAAGGCGACGGCCGTCTCGAGATTTCCGCCGAAGTTGGTGACGAGATCGAACGTCGTATTGGACGTGATGGCACCGGCACCGGGGAACGTGAGATCCTGGGTGCTGGCGTCGGTGTAGGTGATCCTGACCTTGCCGGCGCTGATGACCGTAACTGACTGGATGCCCTTGCCGACGATGCCCGGATACAGATTGACGACGTACGAAGACCCGTCCGTCAGGTTGATCTGCATCGTGCTGGTGTTGGGCTGGGTGATGCTGGAGATGCCAGCCCCGTTCCCGGATCCGCCACCGAGCGCAGTGAAGGTCAGATCGACCGAACCGGAAGCCGCGTTGTCCACCGCCGAGATGGAAACGTTGTTGCCGCCGATGAAATTGAGACCACCACGGGTACCCATCAATGTACCGTTGGAATAGGTACGAAGGGCATCGGTGTTGCTGACGAAGTGGAAGTTGGTGCCCGAGATCGCGGTCGTATTGATCGAGAGGCGGTCCGCCGAGCCGCCCAACTGGATTCGGCTTGGAGTGATCGCAGTGTTGACGGAACTGTTGCCGACGCTCACACCATCGGTCGTCACAAGGACGCCGTTCGAGTTCAGGAAGATCCCGTGATCGGTGTTGCCGAGGTAGGCGTTCGAGGAAATGAAGAGGTCCGAGGACGCGGAAGTGTTGCCGCCATGGATCGAGCGGGCCGCAAGGACCAGGGATCCGAAGATACCTTCGAGGTAGGCATTACCCTTGGTATAGCCGCCGCCGGCCGAGGTGTTGGCCGTCATCGCCTGGTGGGCGAGAACATCCAGTGACTGATTGGTGCGGTCGAGCCAGATCTGGAACGTATCGGACGCCGCATTGACTTGCGGGATTACGTAGGTCATTTCGCGTTAATCACTTCCCACAACTTGGCGATTTCGGTACGGAGAAGCTTCACTTCCTTCTTCAGGAAGTTCATCTCCATAACCCTCTGACGTTCCTTCATGATGGCGTCCAGCGCCGCCTTGTCGGTATTTATGACGGCACCCGACCGGCGATCCTTCAGAAGGCCGGCGACATTGGTTGGTACGACCGCTTCCATCAGACCGACACCGCCACGCCATGGCCCTCATCGAGATAGGGGATCAGGGTCGTCGATGAACTGGTGAATACGAACTTCACCTGGAAGGTGTCGTAGGTGTCGAACTCCGCCATGGCGGAATTGTAGTAGCGGATGACATTGCTGTTCAGCCAGTTCGAGAACGCCTGATGCGGCTCGTTGATCTTGCTGATCCTGAGACCGGTACCGACCACATCAACGTTCGCGATCGGCTCCATGATCGTGAAGGAGGTGTTGTTGGCGACCGAGGAGACCACGGCGGTCGCATAGTTCATCGGGAACAGCGGGTTCTGGAGCAGAACCAGGGAGCCGGCGACGAGATTGGACGAAGTGTTGCTGGACCAGTCCGTTCCGGCACCGGTGATGGTGACGTTGTTCGAGACGACGGTGACAGTACCGCTGAGCTGGGTGGTGTTCGCCGGCCACTTCGACAGACCCCACTGCATTTCAACGAAATCGTCGGCCTTGTCGGGGCTGGAATAGGCTCCGATGCCGTCAACGAGAGTCAACTTCGTCCAGTCCTTGTCCTCGAAGGCGTCGTTGTCGTGGCTGTTGTAGAACTTGACGAAGCAGAGGACATCGGTGCCGACCGGTCGATGAGCACTGACGTTGACGAGGATATCCTCGGCGTTGGTCCCCTTAAGAGTGATCTTCTTTTCGATGCCGCGAGCCAGGGCGGCACCCTTGTTGCCGGTCTCGCCCGAGGCGTCGTTGTTGATCGAATAACGGGCGAACGAAGAGTAGGCCGTGTTCGACTGGAGGAAGAAGAGGGCGAAATCGTTGTGCGCCGCCACTTCGAGCACCATCACGGATGCGTTCGAGGTATAGGGCAGCGAGCTTCCCACGGTCGAACCACCCGCAGCGTTGCACGGCGAACCGTTCGCATAGGGGATATTGAACTCGTTTGACCAGGAAGGCAGGATACGGCGCTTCTTGAGATCGGACGGCTTGGTCGGTACACCATCCTTGATCTGAAGGAAATCCACGCCGGCGTCGGCATCGCAGTAGGCGGCACGACCGGTGCTGACCGCACCATCGGTCAGACCGTAATACGGAAGACGCTGGAAGGCGGTATAGAAGGTGCCGGCCGGGTTGTTCACCGGGATGGTCGGCACCTGGGTATCGACATCGATGTTGACGAAGGTGCAGCCGAAGAAACGGCCGGTGTTGCCGTTCAGACCGAGGTGCTCGGCGCGCAGGGTCGAACCGATGACCGGAACCAGATTGGCCCCGGCACCACCGGAAGCTCCGCCGGTCGAGTTCGCGAAGGTGGCGGTGACGGCGGCGGCATTCGAGAAGCCGGAGCCGACGTTCGAGAAGAGGAGACCCGAGATGGTACCGTTGGCGTAGGTCACCAGCGTGGCCTTGGCACTGTAGTTTCCGAGAACCTTACCAGCCACCGATTCGTAGCCGCCGAAGGTCACGGTGTCGGTGTTGGAGTAGCTGTGACCGCCATTCACGATGTTGGCGGACATGATCGAGTTGCCGACGAAACGGACCGAGGAATTGGCGTTGGAATCGACCAGGACCAGCATATCCTGCTGGGTGTCGAAGATGGACCCGGTGACGAACTGATCGACCACGGCGACCGGCGAACGGATGAATTCGCACGCCGTGTTGGTGAAGGTGACGTTCTCGGTGACGGTGAAGGACGTGTTCGAGACGATGTTCGCGACCTGACGGATACAAACCCGGTCGAGACCCGCACCGTCGTGGTTCTTCGAGACCAGGACCACGTACTCATCGTTGGACGACGGATGGAAGATCGTGCTGAAATTAACGTTGGCACCGCCCGAGGCGACGATGAGATTGGTCCCCTGGGAGATCGAAAGCTTGCTCGGGGTCGCGACACCACCCGGCCAGGACGGACCGTCAACGTAGATGCGTTCGCCGGCTTTCACCGCAGTCGCCGAGTTCTGGTTGCGATCGTAGAGACAGTATTCGTATCGCCGCGACGGAATCGTGAAGACGTATTCGTTCGAGGTCGAATTGGCGACCGAAGGCGATGAGTGGATCGTGCTACCGGTGCCGGAGAGGTCGGTATTACCGCTCACCGCGAAACGGGCGCAGTAGATGTTGAACTTCAGATCGATCGACGTGAGCGGCGACCAGGCTGAGGCCGTATAGCTCGAAGGTGCCGTCGCAGAGGTATCGGCCCATGCGGTGGTGCCCAGGCCGGAAACGGCGGCCGAGGCCGGAGCCGAAAGCGGGACCGGAGAAATGTAGGAGAAGTAGTCGCCGGCGTTCTTATCGGACGGACCGCTGATCACCGTGGCCTGATCACGGACATCGACATCGCCCTTCTTACAGGTCCAGAGTTCGAACGCTTCGTTGCCGTCGAACTGGATGACGATGGAGTAGTTCAGGCCGGTCTTGACCGGAGCCGGCGGATTGAAGGAGAACTTCGTGGCGACGGTCGCCGTGTTGGATACCGTGATGTTCGCGTACTCGACACGGGCACGCGGAGCCTGGACCAGAACATCGAGGTTCGGGACACCGGAGATCGTCGGCAGAAGAAAAACGTTGACCCCTGGATTCTTGATACCAGAGAGGTTGTTCGTAGCCGCCGGCTTGGCCTTGAAGAAGAGGTCAACGCCGGTGATGCCGATCTGGGGAGATCCGGCGACGAGATTTGGGTCAACTTTGAATACTTGCGCCGAGGCGAAAGACATTGAGAATCCTTACTATAACCGACGATATTTAGGGGTGATGTTCACCCCTATCGCGAGCTGACGTAGAAGCTGCCGAGAGCCTTCGAGTTGTCGGCCATCAGGACGAACGGAACCGGTGCGCTGAATGCGGTGCCGTTGCTGACACCCTTGTCGAGGAAGGCCTTGACCATCGGGGCATACGCCCGATCCAGCGGGTTTCCACCCGAACTGGTCGAAGAATCGTAGGAGCCGGCCCCAAGGAATACGGTGAAGGTGATCCGGCCCGAACTATCGGTAATGAGCGGCGAGCCGATAGCACCGCCGGCCGGAGCCGTGATGTTATCCGCACCCGGGTTCGCGTACGCATACTGTGAACCGATGTTGAAGGAGTGCCGGGTATTCGGTTTCAAGCCCGTAGCCGTGAAGGTGAAGGACATGGAAGGTCCGGTCACGATGACACGCGAACTATGTTGGCTGGTATCCCATACACCCGTGCTGGTCATGAACGTGATGTTCACGCTGTAGTTGGCGACGGACGGAGAGAACGAACCGGCATAGTTGGCCGGGACCGCCGGAGGAGGTGTCGGCTTGAAGACGACCTTCGGAGGGTTGAAGACGAGCGGAGGTGCCACGACCGGCGGCGTAACCACGGGCGGTGTCACGATCGGAGTGGTCGGCGGCGTAACTACCGGAGGTGCCACGACCGGCGGAGGCGGCTTCGTCACGGAGGCGAGCGTCTGGGTCACGATCGGGAATTCGATGTAGGCCGGGTACAGTTCCGTCGCCGGCGCACCCTGCTTCACACGCCAATTCACGACCGGCGGGTAGAGACGACCATCCTTCACCGTAGCGGCATAGGACGGGTTCGACGCATCCTGGAAGTCGGCGCTGGAGAAGTCATCGGCGAAGAAACCGTACTTGAACCGGGTCAGGGTCGGGTCGATCGACGACGGGATCACCAGTTGCGAGACCTTGGTCTCCGACAGGGACAGCGAAGTATAATATTCGAGATTGGCGACACGACGCTTCAACTGATTGGCGTCGGCGACCGTGAACACCTCGGGCTGCATAAGCTCGAGCTGGGTATCGGTATCGATGGTGACGATCTGGTGGTTTGCCAGGCGCTGGAAGGAGTAGCGTTCGTTCGCGATACCGGTGTTGATGATGGCGGCCTGGGCCGGCGACGGCACCATCGGAATACCGGGATAAGCCGGCACCATGATGTCATTCAATTTCATCGTATCCGAAGGCTGGTTCGGAGTGACGCGGTTGGCTGGGTTGGCTGCCGGCTTGCCGGAAGCGACGGAAACCATCTGCTCCGACATGAAGACCGAGTCGATGCGGCCGAGCCAGGACTCGATGTCACCGGACCACACCGTACCGGGCAGGGGGAACTTCTTGTCGTTGCTCGGGTTCGAGGTCGCGCCGAAGGAAAGCGTCTCCGGCGGATTGACCGGGGCACCGGCCGGAGAGTTGGCCGGGGTCGCCGAAGCGTTCGCGATCGGACGGAAGTCGAGACAGCTCAGGAGGTCGTAGTAGTTGCCGCGAGCATCGTAGACTTCGGGCACCTCGAAGGAGGACACCGCCGAACCGAGGTTGGCGACGGGCTTCGCATCGTTGGTGAAGATCGTGTTGGCATCCGATCCGACGTAGGAAGTCGAATTGAAGTAGCCACCCGAGGTCACGGTCAGGTAGTCGAAGCTGACGAGGAGCCAGTTGGATCCGGTGAGCTTCAGACCCGAACCGGGCTTCAGCATCAGGTACCCGAGATCCGCGTAGTCCGGGTTCTCGTTGTTGTCGATGTAGAATTCCTTCAGGACCGAAGGAGAGGTGTTCGAGACCGAGCTATCGGAGCCGAGCCAGACGCCGTTGAGACGGATGATATCGGCGACACCGAGGCACCAGGGGCCGTTGGTGCCGCTGACGTTGTTGGCGATGTTGATCTTCACGAACTGCTGACGGTTCGCGATCTTGGTGCCGGCGCTGACGTTGCTGCGCTTGACGTTGATCGCGAGGACGGCGTTCGCGGTACCCGATCCCGCCAGGGTCATACCGAGATTGAAGGTCACGACCTGGCCGTTGGCGCTGACGTTGGCGCTCAGACCGTCACGGATACCGAACGGGATCGGCAAGCCCTTGGGGAAGTAGCGGTAGGCGGTGAAGCCAGAACCGTTGACCGTCGAGTTGGCGTCCAGCGTGGCGCTGTTGTTGTCGGTGATCGCGGTGACGAGACGGACATCCTGAGCGGTGCCGTTGGACACCAGGATGTAGTCGCCGGCGGCGAGATCCGTGATGAAGGCGGCGCTGTTGCCGACCAGGGTGTTGGCGGCCGAGGACAAAGCGACCGTACCCGTGATCCCTGCGGCGGCCTGGAGACCGGCGCT